GTGAGAATGGGTGGCGGCGCCCGTATGAGCACTTCCACCAACTTCACCTTGACAAGAACACAGAAGAGTTTGTAATCAGGCGGGAATACCACCTGCTTCCAGTCTGTGAGTACGAACTTGTGTGACGGAATCGCACCGTCGCCCTTCCGTGAGGTCAGCCCGTCAGTGTCTTCGGGGCATTCGGAATGGGTGCCGCTTCGGAATCGGAGTATTCGCTTATCCGTTGGTTGGGTTGAGGCGCCTATCTTGTTGGTCGCCGCACGGTTCACTGCCGTTCACCACTAGACCGCCGTTACCCCGTGAGCCTTTCGTTTTGGCAGTGCGGTCGTCCCTTGGTCAGAGGCTTTGTTGTTCGGAACAAGTGTGAGTTCGTGACCCTTGTTGTCACCGCTTGCCCAGAGGCTTACTGACACTGCCTTGCGAGAGGAAGTTCACGGTCGGGCTGTCCTGAGCCGTTCATCCTTTGCGGTCATCTGAAGTTGTCAAGGTGCGAATACCAGTGTATCCCCAGAGAAAAGCCTTGTCCAGTCAGGGTTTTGTGGGGGTACCCGATAAAAGCCTTATTCCATAAGGGTTTCCTGTGACCTGAAAGCCTTATGGAATAAGGGTTTCCCGCGACCTGCTCATAACCTGAAAGCCTTATTCCATAAGGGTTTTCCGCGACCTGAAAGCCTTATTCCATAAGGGTTTCCTCAGGGTATCCCCTGTTTCCCTTATTGGGCTTGGGCTGGATAGGGGCGCCAATACCGCCTCTTGGGGCGTTGGCGGGGCACGCCCAGCCCAGTATGGGCGAACTGGTGTTCGCCCGTTATCCCGCCAGAACGCGCCAGAACGCGCCCATACTCCCGTTCACACTGAACGACTGAACGAATGTGGGAATGGTGCGTTGCAGTTGCGCGTGAGAACAGGTGGCGGCGCAAAAATGAGTGCAGCGCATCATCAAGCGCCAGCAGGATTGTATTCATCACTATTGCTAACTAGACAGGAGAACAATCGCGCATTACGCTGTCGCGCTACCAAGGCGCGCCTCCCTACTGGTACTGATACCAAGTGATTGGCACCAAGAAACAGAAAGAATACTTCTCTTAGTACGAATACCAGTAGGAAGCCACACCACCAAGCACCAAGGAGCACCGCATGACAACTTCCGCCATAGAAGCGCTTCTGATTTCCGCAGTGCTCAGACAGGAAGATTACCGCACACCGCTACTTGAAGGCGTCATGCCAGAGTGGTTCGTGTCGTATCGCGCCGAATGGGAATGGATTGCTCGCTACATAGAACGGCACCACAAGGCACCGTCAAAGTCTCTGTTCAAGACGACCTTCCCCGATTTCTCGGTCATGAAGGCGGACGATGTGGAATACTGCGTTCAGGAAGTCAAGGAGGCGTACCTGCGGCGTTCCATTATCCTCTTGATGGACGACTTGGCAGGAAAGATTCGTGACGGCACTGCTCCAAGCGAGATGATTGATTTCGGCCAGCGCCAACTCAACCAGTTGCAGGTTCAGTCAGATGGTGCCAAGAACGAGACGGACATCGTGGAAGACTGGTCGTTGGCATACGGCGAGGCGGCACGACGATACGAACGCCGAAACGAGAAGGGGCTTGCTGGGGTGCCAACTGGCTTTCCAACTCTGGACAACCTGACTGGCGGTGTACAGGAGGGCGACTACTGGATTGTGGCGGCCCGTCTCGGTCAGGGAAAGACATGGACGCTTATCCGAATGGCTTGCACTGCTCTGTACAGGGGCATGGTGGTTCAGTACGACGCCTTGGAGCAGTCACGGGCACAGATTGCGATGCGCTCTCACAGTTTCTTGTCCAGTATGTACGGTCGTCAGGTATTCCGCTCAATGGATTTGATGCACGGAAAAGACTTTGACCTAAAGGCATACCGAGACTTTCTGAACGGACTGAAAGACAAGATGAGCGGCAAGTTCTTCGTGAACGACACTTCTCGGGGCAGGCTGAACCCAAGCATGATTGCCGCACAGATAGAGCGAAACAAACCGAATGTGGTCTTCATTGACTATCTCACGCTGATGAACACGGGCGGCGACGACTGGAAGGCGATTGCGAACCTGTCGGCGGAGTTGAAGGGCATCGCCATGCACTATCAAGTACCCATCGTGGCGGCGGCTCAAATCAACCGTATGGCTATCGGCAACGATGTGCCGCGAGCAGAACACTTGGCTGGTGCGGACGCTATCGGGCAGGACGCCGACTGCGTAGTGACGATGAAACAGATGTCTGCTCATGTCGTCAAGATGCACTTGGCTAAGTTCCGCCACGGCTCCGACGGTCAGACATGGATGAACGAGTTCCGCCCCAACTCTGGGAAGTTTGACGAAATCAGTACCGACAAGGCAGAAGAAATCATGCAGGACGATAAGGAGATGGCGTGATACAAGTACAACACAATGGTGGTCGTTCGGAGACGATTGTTCGCTTCCTGAAGCGGCACCTGAAGGTGACGAGCAAGAACGGGCTGGAATGGCAGGCATTGTGTCCGTATCACGACGACAAGACCCCCTCGTTCAGTGTGAACATTCGCAAGGGGCTGTTCATTTGCTACGCCTGTGGAGCCAAGGGCAACATGAAACAACTAGCGGAACATCTCCAAGCCAGCGCCCCAATGGTTCACGAACCGACGATAGAAGAACTAGAAGCAGAGTTGGCAAATCTGAAGCAGTCAATGGCGCAGGCTGACCGCCCGATTGTCGGACTCAAAGTGCCGCCAATCTACACAACGCCCGAAGCGACCCGCGTGTGCCAAGAGTACTTCGGTGCGAAGCGCAATCTGAACACGGAAACAATAGAAAGATACCGTCTCTGTGCTGACACTGTTCACAACGAAGCACTGATTCCAGTGTGTGACTTGGAGGGGCGCATCGCCTTTTTCATTCGTCGTGCGATTGACTGGGATGGAGCAGGGCTGAAGTATCGCTATCCCAAGGGCGCCAAGGTGTCCGAGTATCTGTTCGGCGCAGACATCGCTAAGAAGTGGTTCTCAACCACGACTAGCACCAAGCAGACTGTGCTGGTCATTACGGAGGGGACATTGGATGCCATGTCGGTAGATAATCCGCCAGTGAAAAGAGATGTCTGGAATAGGCACGACGCTGTGATGTGTGGGGTTGCGGTCATGGGCGCCAAAATCTCTGAAACGCAAGCCCACCTTGTTCAGAAACTGGCTCCGTCGCTCATCTTCATCGGAACCGACAGTGACCGTGCTGGTAGGGAAGCGGCGATGCAGATAGAAAACGCTCTTCGCGCCGTTCGTGTTGGTGGCCCGTTCGTTCATCTGGCGTGGAGCAACAACTACAAAGACCTGAACGAACTGCCCGAAGACCAACTACTTGAAACTCTGGACGAGGCCTTCGCCCGTCATCCGCTTAGCAAATAGGACAACGGGGTGGAGGGAATGCGCTTCCGCTCCACCCCGTCGCCAAGGAGGTAATACATCCCGCACGGGAACACCACCCCCCATGCGAGACAGATGCTATTGAACACGCTTGAATGGTGCCTTGTCAAGCATTTTTTGAGATTTTGGCTACCAGCCCTCGCGCTTGCGGTCTTGGACGAAGACGGGCGCCTGCATGGTGATGCCTCGTTCGGGCGTGATGATGGCAAGCGCTTGCTGTGGCTGTTCATACTGGAAGTTTGAGATAGCGGCGTATTCGTCGTAGCCCTTCAGCGAGCCATTCACAATCAGATTGGGTGTCTGCACAAGTTGGTGCCAGTGACCGCACCACATGGTAGAGAAGTTCTCGCCCGTAGCCAGATAGCGCTGTGCCTTGCGTGCTCTAAGCCGCATAATCGGGGGCCAGATACCGCCGATGCCACCACCGCCGCTTGCTTGGTCGCCGTGTGTGAGTAGGTGCCCATAGCCGTAGACCTGAACCAAACAATCTGCTCCGTCAGGTATCTGGAATGTGACCTTGTTGTTGTTGGCGTAGTGTCGCTCCAACATCTTGGCCAGTAGCCAGTCGTAGTTCGTCTTCGCCCGCAACTTGGCACGCGGCTTGCGTGAGGTGCGCCCATGGTTGCCTACGACTGACGCGATGTGAATGTGCCCGAACTCTTCCTGCAAAAGGCCGATGGCACTACCGATTTGCTCTGACCAGTGCAACAGGGATTCCATGATGGTGGCCGAGTTCGTTTCCGCTAGTTCTTCGTGGATGTCGCCCGAAAAGATGTCGCCGCCGAGCAATACAACTGCTCCGTCATAGGTAATGCCAGCCAGATAATGACGAGCGACCTTGACCACATTCTGTGACCACTTTTGGAGACGAAGTTCTGCGATGTGTCGGTTGTAGGCGTTTAGACCGTCAATCTCTTCGGGCACTACTACTTCGTCAAAGTGTGTGTCTGAGAGCATCACGACCAAGGTAGCCGCTGACTTCTTTGGCTTGGTGGGAGACAGCCAGCGTGGTGGATGAATGGACTGCCCAAGGATGTTCTCTGTGGCTTCCAGTGTTGCCGTCACCTTGTTGAGGCTGTCAGTCAGCCGTGCAGTTTCTGCCACCAGTTTCCGATTGTTCTTGCGCAGACTCTCTACCTCTGTTCGTAGGGCGTCCTTGCTTTCCATTGCTTCCGTGAACTTGCTCATGCTGTTGGGGGTGCGTTGCTTTGAGAGCGGAAGTGCTTGCGCCAGCGTTGTAGCGACGCCTCGGAAGTTGCCACGCCAAACTCTCTAAGGATGTCCACTAGCACTGGAATCGGCGTTGTTCCCTCTTGTAGTTCGTGAATGAAGTCGCGGTAGGACTCTTCATCAAGGGTTGCCACCAGCGTTTCTTTGAGTGACAACTTGCGCTTCTGAAGAACCATTTCCGAAAACTTGCTCATGCTACCCTCCACGGGCTTTCGTCCCGAGTGATGTTGGCGGGGTGGATGTTCAATGTGTATGACCTTCTTCTGAGTGACCATGCTAGTGCGCCAGCGATGAAGGTGTCGGGAGGATGCCCCGAACCAAACAGGTCTTTCTGTGTCACATACTTGTGTTCTGAGTAGGCGAACTGGATGCGCGGGCTTTTCAATCCAAACTGCTCTATGCCAGCGATGTATTCAGTGAATACGGTTTCTCTTTCACGCCCGCGCAGAACGATTGGGCGAACCTTCTTCTTGTCATACTCAATCATGTCGTCCACTACATTGCCAATACCAGTGGCATCGTGAATGCAGAATCCTCCATAGGATTCCATTCTTCGGTTCAAGTCCGCCACCATCTCTGGCCATGACTTGCGCCCAGTTCGCAGGAATGCCACTTCCCGCCAAGGGTTCTCGTCCACACGGAAGGTGCGGATAATCGTCCAGTCTCTTTCTTTCGCCCAGTCCACACCAGTGATGTAGGAGGCTTCTGCCAATGGTGGTTCCGCGATGATGTATTCGTCCACATCTCCAATGTACACGCCCAGTGTTGGGTCGTACGCCGCGTCCACGAACCGAGTGTCAATGGCGCGACCGTCAAACGATGGTTCTTGCAGGTCGTATTCCACCTCCCACATTCGGGACGAAACTTCTAGTTTCTTGCGCTCAACCATCTCGCTGGACAGCCAGCCGCGTTCTGTGTCTGTGCCAAGTGATTCGCGCCAGCACCACTCGTAGACTGGCCACCCTTTTTCGTTGGCGCGTTTGAGCAGTTCAGTCATGGTGCCGTCGGGATACTGATGAGTGCTGGAAATGACAGTCTGTGACTGCAATCCCCGAGCGTCCATTGGTTGCCCTTGTGCGGCTTCAAACAGTTCAATCTCCATCTCGTCCACTTCGTCCAGCCGCAGGCGTTGCGGGTGCGGCCCACGGACGGACTTCTGAGATGCCATAAGCGCGATAATCCACGCCCCGTTGGTAAGGCGGGTTGAGAAGCGCGTTGGGTCGTCTTTCAATAGAGACTTGGGTGCATAGTCATGGTGCCACAAGTGTTGTGTGACTTCGTGTACTCGCTGTGACTGTGCCGCAGACCCGCCCAGAATCGTGATTTGCGCTCCCAGTGTCGTGGCTTCAATGATGGACAGCACACCCATGAGCGTGGACTTGCCACCGAAGCCGCGACTGGCTTTCCAGATTGTGACGGGATACCTGCTGAAGTAGGCGTCCGCGAGCGCCCTGAATGGCGCGACATGGTTCTTGCACACCGCCACTCTTGGAATCTTGATGCCCCAGACGACACGGATGTAATGCCAGAGTTCGTCGTTGTCCTGCGGCAGTCTTCCTAGAAGCAGGCTCATTTGATTATGGTTTGTGCTAGACCGTCACGGCCAGTCGTTTGGATTACGAATGAGCACATACATCAGCACTACACCAACAACCAAGAGCAAGAAAAAGGCGCGAAACAGCCAGTCAATCACAGCAACATCCTACATCTTGTGACGCTTGTGTGCAGGCGATTCTTGGCAATAGTGACATACTCGCTGTTCAGTTCGCATCCGACCCACCGTCTGTTGAGGCGTTCAGCGACTACGGCAACCGTTCCAGAACCGAGAAACGGGTCAAGCACAATGTCGCCTTTTCGTGTTGCCGCAAGAATGCACGGCTCCACGAGCGCTTCGGGCATAACGGCGAAATGCGCCCCCTGAAAGGGCTTGGTGGGAATAGTCCATACGGAGCGGCGGTTGCGTTTGCCGTCAGCACCCCAAACTCTTGCACCTGCCGAAAACCTGTCGCCGTTCGGATAGTCCGCTTGGTATCCCTCGCCGTGCTTGTCGCGCACCGCTGGTGGCGTTTTGGCCTGCTCTTTGATGGCTTCGTGGTCGTAGTAATACTTCGGTGACTTGCTCAACAGAAACAAGTATTCGTGGGCTTTCGTGCATCGGTCGCTCACCGACTCGGGCATCGGGTTCGGCTTGTGCCAGATGATGTCTTGTCGCAGGTACCAGCCGTCGGCTTGGAGGGCGAACGCCACGCGCCACGGGATGCCCACGAGGTCTTTCGGTTTCAATCCTTCGGGAACTATTCCACCAGTCTTGTGCTCTAAGTGTCGTTCGTTGTGTCTTGCTCCAAGATTTCCAGCAGGCCCTTTGCCGCTACCCGAGTATGAGTCGCCCAAGTTGAGCCACAATGTTCCGTCGTCGCACAACACGCGCCACACCTTGCGGAACACGGCAACGAGTTTGTTTACATACTCTTCGGGAGTTTGTTCCAGCCCGATTTGACAGTTGCTCCCGTAGTCCCGCAACCCCCAGTATGGAGGGCTTGTCACGACTGTTTGTATGGTGCTGTTTTCCAGTTTGTGTAACTGTTTGCGGCAGTCACCGACGAGAATCATTGGGGTACTTTTTCAGTGGGCGGGGCGGGGGCGGGGGTGGCGCGGCGCGTAGCCTCAGCAGCCACCCGTGCCTTCCGTCGTTCACTGCGGCGCCTGTTCTTGTCGCGGAGCCGCTGCGATTCAGTCCACCACTTTTCGTTGCCTGCGCGTGCCATGGTGCCTCTTCTTTTCGG